GAGCGCCTGCGCTTTCTCGTCACGCTGCTTTTTGTACTCAATGGCGTTGTCACGGTACCGGTTCACCAGAAAGGCCAGTGCACCAGTCAGCATCAGCACCACCAGCGGAAACCAGTACTTCTTCAGTAGCGCCTGGATCATAACAATGCCGCCCGAGCACGGTTATAACGCTCTCGGCGGTCTTCAAGCCCGTTTTGCCCGCCATTAATAATCTGCGTGACGCGGGCCAGGTCGCCGGAGTAAAGCAGGCATCCGCTGGTGACAAAGAACCATGCCGCCGAACGTGCCGCGTTACGGTCCTGCTCCAGCAGCTCAGGGCTGGTGACCAGATCGAGTTTCAGCGCGGCGCCGCAGCGTCGGTAATTATCCTGGCCGGTTATCTGAATCAGGCCGCGACCGCGATATTTCCAGCCGTCGCCGGGCGCTTTGTTGCCCAGGCGTTTGCTGTAAACCAGATTGGCGATGGCGCGCTGACGCTCCAGTGGCAACGCCTTTTCATACGAACGGCGGCCCAGCGCATTTGCCTGGTCCTGAGTAAGCCGCCCGGCGCGAACGAAATCCGCCAGGCCTGCCGCGCTGTAATTCATGCTTTCTACCAGCCGGGTGAAGCCAACGGATTCATGCCCGGTCTGCGCGATGAACATCGCCTGGTCAGTCGGTGCAGTGATACCGAATTCTTTCATGGCCGCTTCAATGTGCGGAAACCAGCGCGCAGCTAATCCGGCGCTTATACCAGCCGCCTGCTGAAATTGTGATTGGTTCATTCCGGCCTCAGTACATGGAAGATTCGCGCGACGTTGCCCCGGGCGCGGAACACGGCAGCGCAGATGATTAAGTTGATGGCGACAGTTGCCCAGTGGGTGTGCAGGTAGGAGTCAAACAGATACCGGAACGGCACCGATGCATACGCCAGGATAATCAGATAGGCCAACCATGAAGCCCACGGGTTATGTCGCCCGCCAGGCTTACGGAACATCATCAGGCGCAAAACAATGGCGGCACAGGCCACCACGTTCGTCAGCACCAGCGGATCGTTAGTTACCATTGGTTCCCCCTCTCCAGCGTGCGAGCAGCTTTAGCGGGTCCTGTTCACTGAAAAACGTCAGCGTCTTGATTGCCACGGCAGACAAAATCACAGCGCCGAGCGCATCCAGTGGCTTATCTGCGTAGCCCGTCATTTTTGCCAGCCACGAACCCGCCAGCCCGGAGCCATAGACGCCAGCAAAATACGACACGACGAAATACGCGGAACGGCGAAAAATCGTCAAGTCGGCAGCGGTGGCCACATAGAAAACAGCACCGGCAAACGCGCCGAACACCACGCCGTAATCAGTGCCGGTGAGCAGTCCATAAATGCTGGCGCCGGTCAGTGCACTACCAGCGGCTGCGGTACCGGAAAAAGGTTCGGACATTACGCCCCCTCGTTAGTGGTGAGTCCTCTCGAATGAGGGGAAATAAAAAAGGCCGCCGAATGGCAGCCTGTTTAAGAAGTTATTTTTTCAGATGCGTATCACTTGATGGACTGCAAGTTTGTTTGTGTTCTGGCAAATCTTGATGGCAATTACGCATCATTTGATCCATATCGCATACGCCTTAAAGATTTCACGATAAAGGTAATCAGCCAGTTTCTGCTGGCTTTACCACATAGGAGCTAAAATGCTTTCAGCAAAAGAAGAAGCTTTTATCTTGAAACACGACGGAACCAGGGTGGGTCCTTATAATGCAAAATTTGCCGGAGACACAGTCATAATAAATGACAAAATGGCTGACGTAGATGATGGTGACACGGTAGTACGTGTGCTTCCTAATGGGAAAGAAGAACACAAAGAAATTTATAAGGCTAATTTCTACGATACCAGCATCGGAGGGTTCGGTCCTCACTATCAACTTAAAGTTGGTCCTAAAAAGACTATGCCCGCCTTCTCTTCGCAGCAGATCAATATTCACGGCGGAAATGTTCAAATTGGTAATCACAATCGTCAGGAGATCACCAATAGTATTGAAACGCTCATTAACTTAATTGATAACTCAAATGCACAACCACAAGAAAAGGAAGAAGCAAAAAGTCTTCTTCGGCGGTTCGCTGAACATCCTTTGGTTGCATCTATCGCCGGCGGGGCAATAGGCTTGCTTTAAAAGTTAAAAACCCGCTATATGGCGGGTTTCTTAACTCTGAACATACAATGCCCATCGTTAACGTCAAATTTACACAAAAACGGCAACTTTGCAAGTAACGTGACGCTAAATTATGAGATTTCTATCATATCTTGCACACACGTAACCTTTTTCAGTTGTGCATCCGCGTTGCTCTCTTCCTCAAAACATTTTGTTACCAGACTTTCATAGAACGGTTTCCAGCTATAACGCCATGTACGGTCCGGCAGGCTTTCCAGTTCAGAAAGGATTCCACGGTATGCCACTGAGGATTTTGGTCTGCTATAGCCCCTTCCCTCGCAACGTCTGCATTCTTTGTAAACGGGGACACCCTGAAGTTCTGACTTCTTGCGGTCGAGAGTCTTGCCCGTTCCGCCGCACTGGCAGCGTTTACTGATTTTTCCGGTGCCGTGGCATTTCTCGCAAAGGTGATGATCTGTATCGGTAACTTCCCGCTTAACTTCAAAATCAGAAGGCGACTGGCGCAGATCTTTAGCCCACTGCGGCAGGCGCATCGTGTAATGGCTTTTGGTGATCATGCTGGTTTTAGTGATCAGCCCTTTAGCATGGCATTTTGGACAGTCGTAGCTATCTGCTGCTGATGATGCGTAATCGTTGAACGCGAACCGGGCGAGGATACGCATGCATAGAGGAAACTTTTTGCCGGCAGCTTTACGTACCGCCATCGGCGCGTGCAGCTTTGCGTATTCAGCCAGCCAGGATATCGCAGCATCTTTATCCTGTGGGCTGATGCCTGCCTTTCCCAGATACATGGCGAGGCCGATCCCAGCATCTGCCTGGGTCATACCCAGCGCAGCCATCACATCCGTTACCGTTAACTGTTCGCTCGCAGTAGCGCGAACGCTGTCAGAAATGTGCATCCCTTTCGGGGCAAAAAATTTCAATACGCTATCAAGATTCATCGCGGTCCCCACTCCGTTTACGCCAGCACGCCAATGGCAAGCGCCCGGTCTAATGTCTTCAGCAGCAGCTCTGGCTGCGTGCCGTATTTGGCTTCAAATGCCCCTACATCCGCATGAAGTTCATCGTGGTGCGTTCTGCACAAAGGCAACACAAATAAGTCATGGGCTTTGGTCCCCATTCCACCCTGGCCGTATCCGATCAGGTGGTGGGGATCGTCTGCTGTCTTGCCGCAACATGCACACGGCTGCGACTTCACCCAGCGGGTGTACTTCTCGTTCTGCCAGCGGCGGCGCTTCGGTCGCAACATGAACGACTCCGGTGTCTCAGGGTCAACCTTCAGCGCCAGCACCTGCTTTACTGCTTCCTCCACCATGCTGGTGGCCGGTACCGACGGCATGATGTCCGATTCACGGGTTACCGACTGGATAACCTGCGGCGGCATGCGCATTGCCTGGCGCGCGACTGATTCGGGGATCACATGCGCCAGTTTATTAAGCGTCAGCCACCAGCACAGCTCCGGCAGGGTCACCGCGTGGGAATCATCGAACCCCAGCCCGCGCCGGACCACCGACAATACCCAGGCTACCAGGTTTGCCCGCGCAATGCCCGCCAGTTCGTCAGTAAAATGGTCCCGCACTTTGTTGTCGCAGGACCAGCACAGCCGCAGAGCGCCGGGCTCATGCCGCATAGTTACCAGTTCGTGGTGATGATAGCTGGCATGCGGATACTGGCATCCGGCATCACGCAATAGCCATGCCTCCAGGCCTGCCAGTCCACCAGCACGCAGTATCACTTCGGGATGTTCGAAAACGGGCACCATTACCGGATCTTCAGCCAGTGGCTGGCGCGCCGCCGGTATCTCACCTGTCGGCAGGTCGGCCAGTCGCTCCGGTTCGTTTTCCAGCAAAATGCGCCCGCGATAGAAGTGCGGTAGCAACTCGGGTCCGGGGCGGAAAGCCACCAACCCAAACTCTTTAACGATCACAGGGGTTAGTAACGCTCTCACAGACACCTCAATGCACGGTTTCGAGCAGGCGCAACAGCTCCTGAAATTTTGACTCGAAGAAATGCGGCTGCGTTTCACGCGGGTTCGCCGGGCTGGTGATGTTCTTCCCGTACATGCATCCCTTCGCTGTCATCGCCCAGAAGCGTTTAACACCATTCACACCCGAACGGCTGCGGCGTTCCTTATGCTCGACGATCCCCAGCTTGGCCAGCTGCTGGTAAGCCAGCGTAGCCGACATGCGGATCCCGTTAGCTTTGAGCAGGGCGCTCAGTGACTGCGTGGGGCGACTGGATCCATCAGGCGCTCCGGCTGGGGCATCAATGGCATACTGCGGGGCAAGGTTTGGCAGACCAACAGCATCCTGCAGCTTCTGGCATGCACCGAGAACAGAGGAATTGGAGAGGTTAAGAGATCGCTGCATAAAATCAAGCAGGATGACGCCTGCCTGCATCTTATCTGCCGCCTGGCTTTGAAGAGTGGCAGGCTGATTTACAGCTGCATCAAACGTACGGATCACCCTCAGGCTAAACTGTGGGCTGATCCACATCGCGTAGGAGTAGACCAGCTCTTTACAGACGTAACTGCCCTGCTCTTTGCCGCCGCGGATAACGCTGACCGGGTCCGGCGTTTCCGAGTTGCTAATCTGCAACTCGCTTATTAGTTGCTCAGTTTGCTCGTTGCGAAGCCAGAATGCTGGCTTGTGCTTATCCTGAGCGCCAGCAGCACGATGAAGATCGTTGAGGCAGTAACGCCCAAAAATATCACGGCGTACGGAAACGCCGTCAATTACGAGTAATTGACTCATTTTGTTCTCCACTGATTGTATTGCGAGGGGCCTGCACGCCCGCTTCGCTTGCACTTTTTGACATTACTGTCATATCGCTTTTCTTTCAACCCACAGCTGGACATATATCTATCCCCTGAATGAATGGCGTGATGGTTATCTCTACCTTGCCCTTCGGTACCATTGGCCCCCACTCCACCAGCATTTTTTTAACCTGACTGTCGTCCTCCCAGACGCCCGCATGCGTCAGCGCGTCAAACAGCGCTTTGTTGTAGTTATCCAGATCACGGCGGCGCTGATCCGGAGGGAAAAGAGTTATTGCCACCGCCGCTGGCGTAGTTGATGGCTTCGGCAGGCGGCGCAGCTGCTCGACAATCGCCGCGCAGGCTTCGCTCTGATATTTACGCCCTGCAGCACTGACCAGGTGACGACCAGCCAGTGAGCCTTTATTCGGGGCGCGCCAGTAGGTGTTCACGCACGGAGGGAATGGCAAGGTCAGTTTCATAGTTCGACCCCACGCATTTCGAGAAAGGCGATCGCGTTCTCTCGCGCCTGGTCATCGTCATTAAGGAGCGCGCGGCTCAGTGCGACTGCCTCATCCTCCACGCTCTGTCCAGTGATCGTGATGCCCCGGGAGACGCCCGGATGGATGGTGATAGCCCCCTTACGCTGGAGCGCACGAAGGTGATCATTAGCCGCATTTGGCGAACGGCAGCCCATCAGGCCAGACAGCTCATAAATGGTTGGCGGGAATCCGTGATCGGCGATGTAATCGATAATCAGATCTAATACTTCCTGTTGCCGCACTGTCAGTTTCAGCATGTTGATGCCTCCGCTTTTCGCGCTTCCATCAGTAGCCGGAAGCGAATCCGCAGGGAGCGAATATTGTGCCAGTGATGGCTGGGAATGGATTCCAGGGTCTGCGTAATATCTGCTGCGGTAAGGCCATATTCGGCAATAACCTCTGATGCCAGTATCAACAGCCGGTCCTGCATGTCATTACGGATGCCGTCATGTTCAAAACTCTGCTGATCCAGCCAGGCGATAACCTGCTGCTGATCGGCATTCTCTTTAATCAGAGCCAGTGCTTTGCCGATCGTTTCCGTCGGTACGATGATAAATTCAGGATTTGCTACTGAATCAGCTGCCCAGGTATGCGCGAAGCGGGATTCGGAGAACGTGTATTCTTCTTTGTCGTCGAACGCGGCACATGCACACGCCCAGAAGTTAAATCCGTTTTTTTCAATAATGTCTTTTTTGGTCAGTGGGATTTCCGGTTCAGCTGAAGATGGCGGGTTATCTTCGACAGGCCCGACGGCTTCCGGAATAATTTCAGGAATATTTTGCGGTTCTTTTTGTGGTGCTAACAGCCCGGCGAGCCGCTCAGCTTCACGGCGGATCTGCGACAGGAATGCATCGCCGCGAGCTTCCAGATCCTTGCGGCTGACATAACTCATAGCCGGGCCGCGCCAGTTCTTATCGAAAACAGCAACGGCACCAGCAAAGAACGCGCCGGGCGGCACCTGCTTTTCATCCTTCGGTACAAACCACTTCGGCAGATCGAAACCGATACGCCCGCGGATAAACGCGATGTGATCGGCGTCCTCCGGCCACCACACCTCACTGGTCGCAGCCTTGATCAGGAAAACATAACGTCCGCCCTTCTCGCGCATCGCGCTGGCGTGCTGCATGATGTAACGCATACCAGTGATGTACTGATCTTCATGCTGGCTGGCTCGGCTGTAGGGAGGATTACCGAACGCGGCGCCATTAAGCTCTGCAAGGCGCGCGGACCAGTCCTGCGTCAGTGCGTTATCCTCGGCGGTGTAATACGCCTCGCATTTGCTGTTCTCTCCGTCGCTGAACAGGTCCAGCACCAGCGGGCCAAACATCGAATTGATACCCCAGAAAATGTTTTCAGGTGTACGCCACTGATCGCCAACTTCCTTCAGTTCGTGCACCGGCTGATTACGCAGTTCTGCAAGTTCACGGCAGTATTTATTTGGCATTATTCTTCCCCTACATAACGGCCAGCGAGATAGCACCGCCCTTCTGGTGTCATAAAATTTCCTGCATGCCTGAGGCACAAGGCCCGGCGCGAAACATAACGATTCCGATCTGTACTACTAATCGCCATATCAAACGCTTTAAGCCAGACCGATGCGGCGCGGAAATAAAGTCCCTGCGCTTCCAGCTGCTGCGCCCGGTTTTCCAGCCCGGTCAGGGTCCGGAGGTCTTCCTCTGAAAGCGTTTCTGCCATGGTTTGGTTGGACGGGTAATAAGTCAGCGTCGATTCCTGAAAATCCCGGCGTAACTTCCCCTCCTCATAAAAACGGCCAAGGCAGCGATTGATAGTGCTGGTGTTGGTTCCAGGCATGGCTTTGGCAACTTCGCGATAATTGCAGCCCGGGTTCTCAATGACATACTGCAAAACTTTCGATGCGATGCTCATCCGCGAAACCCCTCCGGAATGGTGTACGCCACGTCCTGGTGACTCGAACGGAATACCGCTGAATCAGGAAGCTTGCTGCGCTGACCCCATGTATCACGTGCCGGGCGCCCTGCGGAATCCCACTTGCTCGCCGACTGTAGATAGCCCGGGAACTTGCCCGGCAGGAAGAGCGTGGACGGCCGGAGGTACTCAGCCATTTTCAAATCAGATCCCCACTTCTCAACGCTGTAATCCACGACAAGCACCAGTTCTTCAGGTGTAAACCCGTCCGCCAGTCGGGCACGGATGTTTTCCAGAGATGATTTGCAGACCTGGTACCGGGATCCGGTGGTCTTGTTCAGGTGAGATAAAACCTGTTTCGCCTGGTCAGTGATGACCACTGCAGGGTCGGGTTGCTCAGCAACCTGACAGAAAGGTTTTTTATCTGATGGATCATGTTTTGAATTTACTGACGGATCCCCGCCAGATTCTGACGGGTCAAAACCACCGTTTTTGCTGAGTTTTGATGCCTCAAATTTTGACGGGTCAGATTTTGATGCGTCAGATTTTGACGTGTCAGAATCTGACAGGTGAGACAATGCGGCCGCCTGAAGCTTTGCCACATTAAGCTGGTAAATATTGGAGGCGTTGCGGTTGCCCTGGCGGCGCTGAGTACGTGAAAGCCAGCCGTCTTTCTCCAGCTTCGCGATCGCCGTACGGACAGTGCTTGGCCCTGCGCCGAGCTGACGCGCAATGGTTTCTATCGAAGGCCAGCACACGCCCTCGTCGCTGCTGAAATCGGCCAGGCGAGCCATGATGGCCACACTGGATAACTTCATGCCCGACGCCGCGCAGCCGTCCCACACGTAGCTGCTTAATTTAGTGCTCATGATCGCCCTCTATTTCCCTGAACTTGCGCTTAAACTGTTCGAGTGGACTGAAGCACTCGCCATGCTCGTAGTCTTCACGCAGGTAGATAACGCGTCGGTTTTCAGGCTCCCAGCGGATAACTTTAACGGGCACGCCGTAGTGATCGCGGAACCATCGGTTAAGTTCGTGCATAATTGCGCCGCAACCTCCTCGCGCCAGTTCCCCACAGCCCATTCAACAAACTCGTGGGTTACAATTTCACGATCGCCTGGTACATTGACTGCATAGCAAAACGGAACCGGCTCGCGGCCACCAGGCATAGGCAACGCAATGAGTTGCGAGCGGCGGTACTGTGTTGTTAAACTGTTCACGCGTTAGTTCTCCACTGATTACGACACGCCACGGCGCCCGGAGCTGCACACTCGCGGGCGTCACTCTTTTCTGGCTCGCAATAAACACGGGATATCAAATTCAGAAAGGTCATCAGCGTTACGCGAAACCGATAAGCGATTTCGTTAAGGCTTTTCCATTCAGCGCGCGTCACCACGTCATCCTCGGTGTACTGACGATACGCATTAACCAGATCGCCCAGTTGCCCCACCAGCTCCGCCAGCTTGATCCCAATCTCTTCGTTGGCATCTTCCCCAGTCGCGCCAGGAATGTGCATGCCGTTATCAGTTTCAAGTGAAATGTAATCGGCAAGACAGGTCACGCCCGCAGCTCGCTGAAGTACCAGCGCCCACTCAAGCGGGAAAATTTGATCGCCACCAGCACGTAACCGATTGAAAATCGCGTCCTGGCTAACGTCGAGAACCTCAGCCGCCTCTTTGTACCCGCCCGGAAATGCCGCGATAATTTTTCTGACTACCGCGACATACGAATCGGTTTGTTTCTCTACTTTCCAGTGCTCTTTGCCCACGGTTAACCCCTTCTTGCTGTGGTTACGGCTGCTTATCAGTTTCGTTAGTCTTCTGATAAAGCTTGCTGTCGTACTTAAGTTTCCCTTTAGTGATTCGCTCAATAACAAAAGCTTGCTTCTCAGGAATGATTTCCCCCCACCGGCATACAGCGGGATGAGAAATACCGAGAGCGCTGGCTGTCTTTGAGATGCCACCAAAGTGCTCAACGACGTCTAATTTGTGCATGATTCCTCCTTAAAGTTGACGCCTTAAAGGTAACAAAAGGTACATTAAATAGCAAACAACAGTTACCTTTGAAATGTGTAACATAAGTTACATGAGAACAGAAATGAAAGACCGAATTAGATCCAAGCGGTTACAGCTTGATATCACTCAGGATGCACTAGCAAAAAAGCTTGGTGTAAGCCGTGTCTCGGTAACGAAATGGGAAAATGGAACAACAAAGCCGGATGGCGAAAATCTTCATCAACTGGCAATTACCCTTTCTACAACACCGGAGTGGTTGCTCTATGGGCGCGGAGAAATCAATGAAGATGACACTCGCGTAATCCCCTTCATCAAACCGCCCAAGGTTGTTCCGATTATATCCGCCGTTCAGGCTGGGCAGTGGACTGAAACTTATGCATGTTCAAGGTTGACCGACGTGATCTCATGGACCCAAACCACCGCTGATGTTTCTGAAGAAGTTTTTGGTCTAGTTGTTCGTGGGGAATCAATGACCAACCCACACGGCCTCCCTTCAATACCTGAAGGTTCAATAGTAATTGTTGAGCCGCGGTACGGTCAGTTAGATGATCTTTACGGGAAAATAGTCGTGGCAATATTGGATGGTTCTTCTGAAGCGACGGTTAAAAAACTTGTTTGGGACAGTCCCCATTCTTACCTAATGCCTCTTAACCCCGCATTCCCACCTATCCCAATTGACGGTAACTGCCGAATAGTTGGGAAGGTTGTCCAGATTACACAGAACATTTAAATAGCTGCTCGTAAATGCCGGTTACATTGAACCGGCTTTTTTTTGCCCATCAATGTAACAATAAGTACATTGGACACTTGACCACAAAGGTAACTAAAGGTACATTCAATTAACGTTAGTGAACAAGTAAAACGCTCACAACAGGAAAGAGCGCTGAAGATGCCAGGAAACGCCCTACCGCCAGGCAGACAGACGGGTTATCCCGCAAGGGGTGGCGGCAGTGCTCTCTCCGTTGTGGTGAATTGCAGCCGCACCGACGGCAACCAGAAGACAAGCGCCTGGCCCACAACCTCATAAAACCAGGCAGTTGTGTTGTTGTTTGGCGGTACCAGAGTTATCCCATGAAGTCGCTGGTACCGCCCCTTTTTTACGCAACACACAAGAGCATCACCGGGTGACGGGCTCATTCCCCAATCCATCCGGGCGGTTGCAGCCGCAGGTGCTCTTTTGTGTTGTGTGGAGAAACTAACCGGCGGCCAGTGCAGATGGCCGCCACGCCATGAGGAAAAATTAATGTCTAACCCGTTCTTCAAAAACCTACTGATTTACCGCCTAAGCCGTGACATTGCCCTCGTTCAAGACGGTAACACAGAGGAACTAGCGCGCAAGTTGGAGAACTTTCAGTTCACGCCTTGCGGCAGCCAGGATATGGCAAAGGCCGGTTGGGTTCCGCCGCTGGGACAGCACTCAAAACAGCTTTTTCATCTGTTAAATGACCAACTGCTGCTCGTTATCCGTCGTGAAGAAAAGATTCTGCCAAAGCCGGTAATCGCAGATGAGCTGAATAAGAAAGTGTCGAAGCTGGAAAGTGATCAGGGTCGTCGCCTCAAGAAAAATGAGAAAGATTCTCTGCGCGATGAAGTTCTTCACTCCCTTTTACCGCGAGCTTTTACCCGTAGCAGCATGATCCGCATTTGGGTGAACCTTAACGCCGACCTGGTGATGGTTGACACATCGAGTGCTCGCCGTGCCGAAGACTCACTTGCGCTGCTCCGTAAAACGCTTGGTTCCCTGCCCGTCGTGCCGTTGACCATGGAAACCCCTATCGAGCTCACTCTCACTGAGTGGGTGCGTAACGCTTCAGCGCCATCAGGTTTTGCACTGGGCGATGAGGCCGAGCTGAAAGCAATACTGGAAGATGGCGGCATCGGCCGCTTCAAAAAACAGGAGCTTTCCAGCGACGAAATAGCCATTCACCTCGATGCCGGCAAGCTGGTTACTCAACTTTCGCTGGACTGGCAGCAGCGCATTAGTTTCGTGCTGAGCGATGCCGCCGCGATTAAGCGACTCAGGTACGCAGACGAGCTGCGTGACCAGAACGACGATATCGATCGGGAAGATGCCGCCGCACGCTTTGATGCTGATTTTATCCTGATGACCGGCGAGCTGACTGCCCTTCTCAACAGCCTGATGACGGCGCTGGGCGGCGAAGCCCAACGATAACCCCTAAATAGTGGCCTGCCCCATGTCTATGGGTTGGGTTGCTGCAACCAAAATTCAGGCGCGGTGCAGCGCGTAATAACGGAGAACAAGCGTGAATAAGAAATTACATGAGCCGGATTTAACAGATAAAGCATCGGCCCGATTAACAACGAAACAGCTTATTGGAGCTGCACATCATGCAGCACGTTACCTTCCAAAGGCCTCTGGGGAACTCGTCACTGAGTTGGCATCACGGCTGGATGTAACTCAGTCTGCGCTGTGCGAATCCCTGAAAATTCGTGATGTGCTTGCGTCGGAGAATGGGCAGATGCTTCGCCTGTTGACCGATATTAGCGAGAACCATGACGAATACGTAAATGAGGACGAATACCTGTATGCAGGCGTTCCGATGGATTACGTATCAGAAATAAACGCCTACGTTTCGAGGGATGTCGAAGCCGAAAACCCATTTCAGGCCACTGACGCATTCCTGGCTGAAGTGCGCGCTCATGGCAGAACTCAGGGAATTTACTTTGTAGCAAACAGAATGCTGGCCGCTTGGGAGCATGGTTTCATTGAGAGTCCTGAAAGTGAGGTCATTGACGTGGCTCGCATGATTCTCAGCTCTGTTGAAATGCTTCCAGATGCAGCAGAAGAGGACTTTGAGCGCGATTTCGCAGATGAAATGATGGGCGTCTTAACTGACTCGCTGCGCGGTAACAGCAATGGAGGTGCGTTGTGAAAGGTTTCTGGCGTGCTTGGGCGCGAATGAACGCGCATATCAGAATGCAAACCCGAACATACACGGATCGCGGGTTTTATTACGGCTCAATGAGCCGCGGGCAACACTACAAATGGCGGGACGCAGCATGAACACAACCGAACTGACTGACCTGCCATTGCTCATCAGCCAGGCAAAGGCATCGCAATTTGTACTGGAGTATTTATCTCAGTTTGATGCTGAGGACATTGATTCCGATAGCGTTGATTTGCGCTTCGAGGTTGACGATGTGGATACCGGCTCCACCGTTTCAATCGTTGATGAATGTGGTCATGCCGCCGAGTCAATCAAGGCGCTGGTAGAGGCGCTGGATAGGGCGCAAATCGATCATGAATTGACCAGGGGCAATTGCTCATAGCGCACCGAACACTTTTAAATCAGCAGGCACGAATCGCTGAACTGGAGGCGCGGACGGTCACAGTCAAATTCCAGCCAATTCCGATGAGCGAACTGGGTAATAAATGCGACGGCGCGAAACATCCGTACCTGTTCGGAGCTGGTTACAACAGTGCAACTGTTTGTTGCGGTACTGAATTGGAGCTGGCCTGCGCCGCCGTCGGTATCAAATGCGAAGTGAAGGGGGAGTGAGATGAAAGATAACCTGAGTGATTTAGCAAGCCTTCTACAAGGCATCGCGGGCGTAATTTCAGATGGTGAAAGGGTGCAGTACGAGTGCCCGGAGTATTTAAAGTCTTCATTACTTGAGGCTTCACACGCTTTGGATTGTCAATCTGTCAGGGTTAATTATCCGCCAAATGGGAAGCCCGAAATCGTTAATGCTCGCGGTGCCCATCGCCAGCTGACTTTGAGAGAGCGTTTCGCAATTCGCATTCTCGGTGGCAGAACGGAGATAAGACCATGACATTCACCAAAGAGCAGTTGATCGAGCACATCAATGGGCGAAAGGAATTTGCGGAAGAATGTGTTTCCGATTCGACGCTGCATCCTGAGCGCCGAGAGTATTACGCATTATCGTTAGCCACGCTTGAAATCGCCCTTGCCGTGCTGGGGTCCCGCGCAGATGCGGAGCCAGCCCGCGAATTTCTGCCCAAAAATCTGGATCGTGCGTTGGGGGTAGTTGGTGTGGCGTTGCCTGAGTCACGAGAGGAATTCAATTTACAGTCAGAGCGTTGGATTCAGAGGCTAATTGACCGTGTTATTCGTTACGCGGATGAGTTCAAAGAGCAGCCCGCGCCGGTAGTGGTGCCGAACGACGTGCTTAACCGTCTTGAGCATGAGGCAAATCACGTCACAGCCTGGCATCACATGGATGAGCACTCATGTAAGGTAAGCCGCCGTGATCTTCTGACGTTGGTTAATGCCTGCCGCTCCTCCGTGTTTCAGGGTAAAGCCGAACCTTTTCAGGAGTGGATACCGTGCAGCGAGCGGATGCCGGAAACGGACGGTAACTATTGGGGATGGTGGAACGAAAGCAAGCGACAAGGCCCAGTCTGGTTTATCAAAAGTGACTTGCAGGCTCAATTCCAGAGCAGCGAGATAACTCACTGGATGCCTCTACCAGCAGCACCCAAGCAGGAGGCGCAGGAAGTAAAAAAGTAAATCGATGCGGTATTTGTTTTGACTGGGCCCGCAATGGTTGCGGGACCTGTATTTTTAAAGAATCACCGGGTGCAGCCGGTAAAGTGGAGAATAAGCCATGAAGCAAATGCTCACGCTTGAGGAATGGGCAGCAGAGAAATACCGGAGCAGTCCACCAGCTTTAAATACTCTGCGCCGATACGCAAAGCAAAATCTGTTTTCCCCGCCAGCGATGAAACAGGGTCGCAAGTGGCGAGTTAGGGAAGATGCAGAACTTGTGGGCGAATTGGCTAAGCCAAATATCCGAAAGACTGACTCGCCAATACTTCAGAGGATTCTTGCTGATGGCAGCCCGACCACGTAAAAACAATGTTTCTATTCCGAATCTTTATCCTCTCTATAGCAGGAAGGTGAATAAGGTTTACTGGCGCTATAAACATCCCGTCACAGGTAAGTTCCATGCGCTGGGTACAGATGAAACAGAAGCTGTTGCGATCGCTACTGAAGCGAACGCGCGGCTGGCGGAACAACGTACCCGGCAAATTCTTGCTATCAGTGACAGGATCGCTTCCAGCAAAGGCAAAGCGATTACGGTATCAACATGGCTGGATCGGTACTGGAAGATTCAGGAAGAGCGCCTGGCTTCAGGTGATATCAAGCTAAACACATTCAAACAGAAAAATAAGCCTGTTTCTTTATTGCGTGAACGAGCTGGTATGAAATTACTGCCATCCGTTGACGTACGTGATATTGCCCAAATTCTTGATAATTATATTGCGGCTGGTCAACCAAGAATGGCCCAGGTAATACGAACAGTACTGGTTGATATATTTAAAGAGGCTCAACACGCAGGTGAAGTTCCTCCTGGCTACGATCCAGCTTCAGCTACTAAAAAGCCCAGACGAAAAATTACTCGCCAGCGACTTAGCCTTGAGGAATGGCATAGGATATTCGCGATTGCAGACACCAACCACCAATATATGGGCAACGCTATGTTGCTGGCTTTAGTAACCGGTCAGCGCTTAGGTGATATTTCGAGGATGAAGTTTAGCGATATCTGGGATGACCAGTTACACATAGTTCAGGAGAAAACGGGAAGCAAAATTGCGATTCCATTATCACTACACCTGAACGCCATAAACTGGAGTTTGCGTGATGTAATCGCTCGCTGTCGGGATAACGCGGTTAGTCCTTATCTTGTCCATTTTTTTAGAGCCACGTCACAAGCAGAGCGTGGTGCTCAGGTGAGAGCGAACACGCTTACCATGAATTTCAGTAAAGCTCGGGACAAGGCAGAAATTGACTGGAGGGAGGGGACGCCTGCCACATTTCATGAGCAACGCTCTTTGTCAGAGCGGTTGTACAAAGAACAGGGAATCGATACTAAGAATCTACTGGGACATAAGTCTCAACAGCAGACAGATCGATACAATGACGATCGCGGAAAAAATTGGATTGTTGTAAAAGTGTAA